AAACTCAAAGATGATTTGTTCAAACGTGTCACTACTATTCCACAAGGTAAGAATCATGGTATGATTATGCTTGTTGACTGGTCTGGCTCAATGAATGATGTATTGCATGATACATTGAAACAGGTTATCAACCTTGCTATGTTCTGCAATCGCATTCAAGTGCCTTATCGTGTGCTTGCATTTACTAGTTCATATCAAGATAACATAGAGCGTGGTCGTTATCATACAGCCATGGAAGAGTACAAAAAGTATATCGAAGAACGCAATGAACGGCAGGCTGCAAAACAAGCACAAGAGGATTTGATTCGTTGTACTGATTCTTTCCATCTAATGGAATTGTTCTCTAATAAGATGACTACCAGTGAGTTTAACTCTATGGCTAAACGTGTGCTGGATCATCGTTTTCTTTGGAATGATGGTTACACCACTGGTGGTACTCCACTTAATGAGGGACTTGTTTGGGCATACCATCATCTCGGTGATTATATCAAACACAACTCAATTGAGAAGATGACATTTATCACTCTGACAGATGGTGAGGGTGGTGCACTTGGTTCGTATTCAAGAGGGTATCTTGACACTGATCGCAATGAAGTTGTGAATGGTCAATATCGACGTGTCAAGGTCAAGAATCTGATTCGTGATGAGATCACTCAAAAGACTTATCAGATGAATCGTGATTCTTGTAGTCAGACAAATACGATTCTGCGTATGATTAAGGATCGCTATAATGTTTCACTTGTTGGGTTTCACATCTGTCGAAATCATAAAGGTGATCTGCGTCAATTCTTACACGCAAGTCTTCCTGATTTTCAAGGTGACTACATTGGTGTGATTGAAGGATGGCGCAAAGACTTTCGTGCCAATGGATTCACTTCGATTGCAAACACTGGTCGTGATGAGTTGTTCTTGATTCCTCAATCATCGACAGTGATTCAAGAAGGTGAGTTGGATGTTGCAGCAGATGCAAACGCTAAGGCTATTGCAAAGAACTTCGGCAAGTTTATGAATGTGAAAAAGACTAGCCGAGTCTTGTTGAATCGGTTCGTAACCCTTGTAGCATAAGGGTTTGCAAAGACCCTACTGGTCGTAGGGTTATTGCAGAAAATGCTTGCCTTTTATTTTGAATTAGGGCATAATAATGTTTGTAACTTTGATTATGGAGATTTGTGATGGCAAAAGTTGATGAAATTTTCCGACGTGAGTTTGAGATTAAACTCTTTGAAATGTATCCTGATGTGCAAACTAAGGGAACAGTTAGTCGTCCTCAGTTGATTGATGTTATGTCTAAACTTAAGACTGAGAAGTATCCTCTGTGGCTTATGAAAGAAAAAGTTGGTCGTGGATTATATGCTATTGAGGGTGGCACTAATCGTGCAGCTACTGTTGGTAACACTGCTTTGAAAACTGAACCTGTGAAACAAGAATCATTCGTGGTGGACTACACCAACACTAAAGCACTCATCCCTGTAAAAGATCCGAACTTTGTGCCATTCGGTAATTACACTGACTTGGAGAATATTATCAAGTCTGGAATCTTTTATCCTGCATACATCTCTGGTCCAACTGGCAATGGCAAGTCCACGATGGTTGAACAGATTTGTGCCAAACACAAGAAGCCACTCATTCGTGTTAACCTTAACATGATGACTGATGAAGAACAACTCATCGGCTCGAAGACTCTCGAAGATGGTAATGTTAAAGTTGTAGAAGGTCCAGTTCTTATTGCTATGCGCAATGGAACTACGCTACTGCTTGACGAGATCGATGCTGGTTCAGCCAACACTCTGTTGTGCTTGCAACCAATTCTTGAGGGTAAACCTTATTACTTCAAACTCAACAATGAGATGATTGTTCCAGCACCTGGATTCAATGTTCTTGCGACTGCGAATACTAAGGGTAAGGGTTCAGACGATGGTCGTTATATTGGTACGAACATTCTGAACGAAGCATTCTTGGAGCGATTCGCTGTTACCTTCGAACAGGAATACCCTGCTGCTAAGGTAGAAGTTAAGATTGTAAAGAATCTCATGCAAACCTACAACTGTGTTGATGAGGAATTTGCAGAGACACTCGTGAAGTGGGCTGACGCAATCCGTCGCACTTTCGAGGATGGTGGTGTGGATGAAACGATTACAACTCGTCGTATGATTCACATTGTTCGTGCCTTTGCGATTTTCAAAGATCGTATGAAGGCAGTGCAACTCTGTTGCAATCGTTTCGATGCTGCAACAAAGACTGCATTTATTGACTTGTTCGATAAAGTTGCAAACCCACAGCCTGAACCTGTGGTCGTTGCAGAAGAACCCAAGAAACCAGAGTCGGATGAAATCCCCTTCTGATTGTAGGGTTATTACAAAAAGAACTTGTCTTTTAATTGCACTTGTAGTATAATTATTTCTCAAACTTTGAAAAAGGAACTTTATTATGTTGAAATTTGCAAACCTATCCCTGTCACAAAAGCGTTTCGTTGTCGCTGTTCTTGAACAAAACAAGCAGTACAAGAAAGATGGTCGCATCACTCTCAAAGAGTGTGCTGCAATCTATTACACTTTGCGTGATTCACGCACTGGTGCTAAAGGTGAGAAGATTGGTTATCCGAACTGGTTGTTTAACAAGAACAAAGTCGAGCGTGGTGTGTATCAACTCCCTCTGCCGACTGATGCAGACATGACTGCATACCAGAAAGAACTTTCTGAAAAGCAGACTCCGAAAGTCGCTAAGGCTAAGGCTAAAGTTACCAAACTTCAGAAAGCCAAGACTGTAAAAGTCAAGAAACAAGATGTAGTTGCAGATAAACAAGAAGCCATTGAGACTTCTCGTCTGCAAAAAATTATCAATGAATCTGTAGAGGTTGACGAAGATGTAGAAGACTTCAATCAGATTCTGAAAGAAAACGGTATTGAAGTCTAAACAATAGACTTTTATAATCGCAGGGGATATTGCCATCGTCCCCTGCGATTCTTTTCATTTGATGGCTGTTTATTATGGAGATATTATATAATGTCCAAACAAGAACTTCTTTTAACTCATCTACAAAAGGGTAAGAGTTTCACAGCAAAGCAGATCAAATCTTCTTTTGGTATTGCTCATCCTGCTAGCACTATTCGCAATTTGCGTGAACAAGGCTACTGCGTTTATTCTAATCCAGCAGTCGTGAATGGTACTGAGGTAGTTAAGTATCGTATCGGTCGTCCTACTCGTGCAATGGTTGCTATCGCAAATCGTGTTGCAGGATCTACTGTATTTACTCGTACAGCGTAATCTGAGTCGTATCTCTACAGGATGTTGCGTCCTTTCGCTGAGCAGACTTTAAACTAAAGAGCGATAAACCGATGCAGTCTATTTTTACTGGTTACAGACTATAAAGAAAAACCAGTACTAATTCTTTTTGTAGTGGAGAAATTATGGTAACTAAAGACGAAGTTAAAAAATCCCAGAATGCCACTACAGGTGGTCGAAAATTTGATGGTGGTAAACTTCAATATGGTTTACTGCCACCACTTGCATTAAAAGCAACTGTAGAAATTCTAACATTTGGTGCAGAGAAATACGAACCAGATAATTGGAAACATGTTCCAGATTCTAAACGAAGATATTTTGATGCAATGCAAAGACATCTGTGGGCATGGAAAGAGGGAGAGCAAGACGATCCCGAGTCTGGTAAGAATCACTTGGCACATGCAATGTGTTGCCTTATGTTCTTATACGAACACGATGTGAAGTATTCAAAATAAATTTGTCATACACCTCATTCTGAGGTATAATGTTTTATACATAGTAATGTAATCATTTGAATGGAGAAAATAAATGAAACTTAGTAAAGAAACTGTTGCCCTTTTTAAGAATTTTGCAGGTATTAATAGCAATCTTCTTCTTAAGAATGGTAATAAACTAGCGACCATTTCTGGTCAGAAGAACGTGATGGCAGACGCCACTGTCACAGAATCATTCCCTGATTTTGGCATTTATGATTTGAATGAATTCCTTGGAGCGATGTCTTTGTTTGACGATCCAGAACTTGTCTTCCAAGACAAATATGTTTCGATCAAACAAGGTAACATGAACATTAAATTCTTTGCTGCTGATGCATCTGTTCTTACAGCACCACAGAAGTCTATCACATTCCCTGACGCAGAGATTAACTTCAACATTAGTACTGATAAACTTACGATGATTCATAAGACTGCATCTGTACTGCGTAGTCCTGATGTGTCTATCGTTGGTGATGGTTCATCAATCACTATCGTTGTTGGTGATAAGAAGAACGCAACTGGAAACTCTTTCAGCGAAGCAGTTGGTGCAACTGACAAGAAATTCAAAGTCAATCTCAAGGTAGAAAATCTAAAGATGCTTCCTGGAGATTATGAAGTGTCAATCTCAAGTAAGAAAATCTCTCGTTTCAAATCTCCCACAAGCGACTTGGTTTACTATGTCGCAGTAGAAGCTGATTCTACATTTGAATTCTAAACACAGAGAGGGTATAATCCCTCTCTATTCTTTGTTATGTGGAGATGTATATGATTGATAGTCGTAATGAAATGTTTTTGTGGGTTGAAAAGTATCGTCCACAAAAGATTGATGAATGTGTATTGCCTGAATCTCTGAAGAAGACATTCAAGGAATATATCGCACAAGGTGAACTACCTAACTTTTTGTTCACTGGAACTGCAGGTGTAGGTAAAACTACCGTAGCCAAAGCACTCTGTAACGAGATTGGTGCAGAGTATATGATGATTAACGGATCTGAAGAATCTGGTATTGATACACTCCGTACTAAGATTAAAGGATTCGCATCCACAATCTCACTGACTGATGCCAAGAAAGTAGTAATCTTGGATGAAGCAGATTATCTAAACGCAAACTCAACTCAACCAGCATTGCGTGGATTCATCGAAGAATTCGCCAACAACTGTCGCTTTATTCTAACATGTAACTTTAAGAATCGTATCATTGAACCGATTCATTCTCGTTGTTCAGTTGTAGAATTTAAGATCGAATCTAAAGACAAGCAAGAGATTGCTGCAACATTCTTTAAACGTGTTGGTCAGATTCTCAAGCAAGAGCAGATTGAGTTTGATCCAAAAGTGGTAGCAGAACTTATCACAAAACACTTTCCTGATTATCGTCGTATCCTAAACGAACTTCAGCGTTATAGTGTTTCTGGTAAGATCGACTCTGGCATTCTTGTTAATATGTCAGAGGAATCTTTTAAGAGTCTTATCAAACTTATGAAAGAAAAAGACTTCACCGAAGTCCGTAAGTGGGTTGCTAAAAACTCTGACGCAGATACCACATCTCTTTTCCGAGAACTATATGACAGTGCATCTCAAACACTGGAACAGAACAGCATTCCTCAACTTGTTTTAATCCTAGCCGACTATCAGTATAAAGCAGCATTTGTAGCTGATCATGAACTAAATATTATGGCAGCACTGACTGAGATTATGGCTCAGTGCAAATTCAAATGAGGCTAACATGGAATTTCTTATTTTACTAGGAGTTGTTGTAGTATCATTCATGTGGGGTTGGAGTACTCGTGAGAAAGTTGCAAGAAAACAAACCGACAAACTGTTTCAGCATCTTATAGAACAAGAGATCGAAGAACAGGAACAACTCGTTCGTATTAAAATTGAGAAGCATGATGGTGTGCTTTATGCTTATCATGTAGAGAATTCTTTGTTTATTGCACAGGCTAAAGACAAGCGAGAGTTAGAAGAAAAACTCTGTGAGAAATTTCCTGGTAAAAGATTTGGATGTTCTGAAGACAATCTAAAAGAAGTTGGGTTTACATCATGACACCATTTGACTTTATTAATGCGATTAATGTAACTAAGAAGAATCTATTCGAAGACCCATTAGCAAAGAAAGACTATACTCCCTATATCGTTAATAGGGGATTGTCTTATTTTCCAGATACAGTTTTGTATGCAAACGAGATGAATCGTTTGTCTGGTATACCAGAAGACTGGCAGTTTTCCTTTTTCCTAAATACTATACCGAAGAAAAAGAGATTCAGTAAATGGCACAAAAAAGATGCCGAAACTGAGTCTCTTTCACTTGTAAAAGAGTACTTCGGATACTCGTCTGAAAAGGCTAAAGAAGCATTAAGCATTCTTACAGACGATCAACTAG